GCCTTCTAGCCCATCTAAATTTAGGGTCTGGAAGTGTGAGGTAAACTAAAGATTACCCTCACTTTCGCCCTCCCATCAGTCCGGCCAGCCTTTCGGCCATGGCATTGACCTTTCTGTTTGGGACAGGCGGAGGGGGAGGAGGGGGAGCTGTTCCAGCCCTCATTTTACCCTTCTCCCAAGCGCTAGGACCTTCTTTCTTAAGAAGTTCTTCTGCGTCAAAATCTTCGGGTTCCAATCTGATGCTTTCTCGAAACCCAAACAACTTGGAGAAAAACCCGCCAACCTTTTTAAGGGTGCGGGAAAACCAAGATGTTGTTCTCTTGGTTGAACGCTTGGCCCTCCCGTAGAAAACCTTGGCATAAAAGTAAGCATCTTCCCACCAGCGTAACTTTTGTCCAGGTTCTACGTTCTGGTGGGCCCTTTGCTCATCAAACTCATCTGAGATTCTACGTAATTCATCATGATAGAATTTGACTGAACGGACTGCACCGGCCCTAATATGGGCCTCTATCATGTCAACCCAGCCGGCAATGATTTTGCGGGCTTTCCATGTCTTATTTTTGCACCAGTTTAGTACTATCTGGAGCAGGTCGGAAATGGATTTGACATTAGGTGAATTTGCGTACTTTGTGGCTAGCCGCAAATTGTAGATGCGATTACGATAATCATCTACCATTTGCTGCTCTGCCTTATGAAGCCAATTGATTCCACGCTCGCCAATCATTTTCTGAAGGATTTTGGAATTCAATTCTGGCCGGGCAACTGTAATTTCTGGAACAACGTCCGATGAAGCCAGGTTTTTAGTTGTCAAGAGTTCATTGATTCGGCTTTGTAACACTGTCCGCTCGCTTGAAAGGGCAGCCAACTGGGCATTGGCTTCCTGAAAGCTCGCATTAAGTGCTTTCTTATCAGCATTGATTAATTCCAAATCCCGCTGCAGATCTTTAATTCTGACAGTGGAGGATTCAACACTCTTTTGAAGCTCCTGAGCCCGGTCTGGGTCAAAACCCTTAGACGCCGCAGCAAGGAGAGCTCGGCTTTCCTCGCGTTCTTTCTTAGCCTCACCCAGTGCTTCCCGGTACTGGGCGTGGGTTCGTTCGACCTCCTCGAGCCGGCTCTTGGCCAAGGCCTGTTGCGTGTCACGTTCCCTGGTGACCTTAGCAAACGTGGCTGTGCGCTCCTTGAGAGTTGCCTGAGTGCGTTCAAGATCGGCTTGGGCTTTCCTTGAGGAATCACGAATTTCATTGAGCTCTTCTTGTAGTTCAATAAGGCGTGAAGGACTGTCTTCTGTCGTAGCGGACTGTTCAAGCGCAGAGAGCAGTTTTTGCTCAATGTGGTCCAACTTAGACTTAGTGACGAAATAACCGCCAGCACCACCTAAGGACACTGGCTTGGACTTTATGTGTTCAATTTGCCGGGCAATCGTTTCCGTTGCCGTAGGTTCAGTTTCTGAATGGGTTGACATAACTTATTCCCGACTGGTGGCCAGTTTCGATATCTCGTCAGGGGAAAACATATTATTCATCGAGGTGCACTAGAATGTCATATATGCCTTTAAGTGCATATACATCTTCTAGACTACCTGTCGGAATGGCATTCTTGGGGTTCAATGTGTCGGTCCTTTCACCGGCTAACAATGCCCTAACAAGATTGCCAACTCTGATCACGGGACCAGCCATGGTGTCCAACTGTCTAAGCAGGTTGTCATTAACTTCAGAACTATGAACTGCCTTGGCAGATAAAAGATTCGCTGCCATTTCAAGAATCTTTTCATCAATTCCAGACTCAGGCTGGGGATACGAGCTACTGATGCCGGTCCCAGTAGGGTGCAAAATCTGTGGCGGGCCAAAAGAAGGATCACCTGTCTCCCGCGCGGCCTGTGCACCCAAGAGGACTGGACGCATGTTGGCAAGGAAAACCTCCAAGTCATTGAGAACATCCTCAATTTCCCCGCTTTCAGCAGGGGGCTCAACACCGAAGGCACGGATCACATTTTCTTGGCCAAGCACACTGGCTAAAGCAACTGGCATTCCTGAAAGCAGCAACTCCCGTATGCTGTCAGGAGATGATGCTGATTTGACACCCAAATCCGAAAAAGGGCCATTATACGTGACTAGCCGGAAAGTCCCATTTGAAGTTCTGCCAGTCCTACCTTTACGCTGGGCACGAGTGTGCCGGTCCAAAGCGACTAACTTATTGCCACTCAAAGTTGTGAAATTTGGTGTCACAACAAGGGTGACGTCAGGAATGGTAAGACCGACATCTGCAACAGGTGTGGCAAAAATTGCCCGTGACTCCCAACGGGCATTCAATTTTGAATGGGAGTGTAGGGCAAAACTGCTATGTTTGCAGTTCTCAGCAAGGAACTCGGCCATTTTGACTGTTGGAACAAAGAATAGGCCTTTTTGTGATGGCGTTAACGTGTTGGCGACATTAAGACAGTAATCCTGATAATGTGCCAACACAGATGAAACACCATCAACATTGTTGTGCATGACACTTTGTTCGGTAACTGTCCAGAGATTTGCAATGGGTATGTCTAATACCAGTTGACACTGAGCCCTTAAATGCTCTGGAAGCGTTGCGGAAACCCATAATGAAGGAAGTTTGGCCTTACGGATAATAATCCGGAGGGCATCATAAAAGGCTTCACCCAAATGGGCCTCATCAAGAACAATCAAATTCTCAGGATTCAAAAGCTCAAGATGACCCATAAGTGCTTGCGGGGTGACATACAAGACCCTCTTGGAAGTGTCCAGCTTAAGACCAGAAGTGGCACCAGACACATCCAGCCCGTAATTATCGGACATAAATTGAACAAGCCCGTGGACCAAAATGCTCCGGGGTTCAACAACCACAATCTTGCGAAACCTATGCCCTGCAACCATTGCAAGGTGTTGGATGAAACCAGTCGACTTCCCGGTCCCTGTGGGCGCCTGGACGCCAATGGGCCCACCCGACCTATCAAAGGTGCGCAATGTGGGTGTTGTTTCCCTGAAATTAGGAGGAACACTCTGCCAAATGAGCACTGTGAGAAAGTGTATGGCAGAATCCAAGATGAGTTGGAGATCCGGCAACGCCACCTTGCCCAAAGGTGACACCCAGTCCGGAATGCTCACTAAGCTTAACAAGGCACAAACAATCAATAAGTCAAGCCCGAGTTCATTTTGTCGAGACTCCAGCATGACTTTGCCGTTTAGCAAGAACTGCAAATTTGAAAACTTGGCAACAATCATGTTTGTCCATGCGCCAAGCCTCTGTTTCGGCCTCCTTGAGCAGTACCAGCAAAAGAGCCAATGTCGCAAAAGCAAGGTGCTCTCATTGACACCACTGAGCCCCGGAACGAAAAGAGAGGTTTCAAGAAACCGATAAGGAGTTCTCGAGCACACATTCTCCAACATACCCGCACTCAAAATGGGATTGTTGAGACAAAGCAAATCGGGAATCCAGGCAAGCCGAGACCTCAAAAAGGTCTGCAAAGCCCGCATGTACCCATAGTTGAACAACAAAGGGGATAGCAAGTCAGGGGCCATAGACAAGGCTCCAACAAATGCATCTAAAGCACTTACTTCCCCATATTCAATTAATTGCCCAACATTTTCAAACTCTGCTTGATCCTCCAAAACCAACTTGTCACCTCGATCAGGCGGAGGGGATGGGTTATACCAGTTGCGCATCACAGTCTGATAAGACGGGATGCGCCACTTGTTGTGCCTGATATGAGTCATGATGGCAGGTGATTTGACCAAGACTTTACAGATGCCATCATACAAGTCTGGATGGTGCGCAGTGAGCGTGAGGTAGCTTAACAAACGTTTAGCCTTATATGTGGCTGAAACATTCTTCACTGGCGCAGTTAACTTGCCGACCAATTTCTTCTTATCATGCCACACCACAAAAGGAACATCAAGCCCAAACTTTTTGAGCTCTGCCCTTTCTGCAGGTGTTGCACGTCTTCCCCACTTCGAAAGGAAAGAAACCTCATTAAGTGACTGTTTCACTTCCAAATTATTAGTGAGACCCCACTTAGCCATTGTGGACCGAATGTTCTTCGGTGTCCACACTGCGGGCTTTGCAGCTAAGATTGACAACACATGGTCATCGCCAAAACACGAGAGCTCATTATAATACATGAACTCTCGGGATGACAGGCCAGTCAAGTCTTTCCACGCCATTAAGTAAAGCACCACCAGGCCCACAGAGTTGTCCATGCTAGTGGAAGAATGGCCAGTTGTTAAGCCAGTCCCCTTCTTGTACACATTTCCAGTGGAAGTAGTGTTCAACAATTGATGGACAACCTGCTCGTAATTGATGTCAATTAAGTCAGCAATCCGATCTCTGTCCTTGTGGTGCTCAAAGCCATGCTTTCGGATGGCCTTAATAACATCAATCACTTTTCCACTAATCGTACTGTCAAAAGCAGTGAAATCACCCTCCACATGAATTTGGCAGCGTGAGTGACGTTGCCAGATAGTGGACATCCAGTAACCATTGAGTGGCATGCCAATTTTAATGGGCGTCGAAACCCATGAAAACCTATGATTGGGACCATAGTTCCAAATGGTCGACAAGATGTATTGGGTGATAGGTGAGCCAATAATGGAACGAACCATATTATTGGCCCATTTCTTTTCAGGCAAGGCCTCGCCCTTCACAGACACAGCTGAAACTGGCAAAATCTGAGCCGCAGCCCAAAAAGTGCGGGCCCACAATGCTTTAAAAGGGCCATAACCACCCAAGTCATGAATGAACTTGGAACGCTTGTACTTGCTGCGCAACCTAAGAGGATCCCTCATAAAAGCACCCAACGCATACTTTTTCTCCCACATCCGAATGATATAGTTGAAAGATGTGAGCCGGGAATGCCTAAAGATATCCCCAAGAACAAACCAAACATCATCCAGGTCAAGGTCAGGATAATCATACTTCGGAGAGCGGAAATACCGTGAAGTAGCCTCTAGCTCATTCTCAACAGAAGCATACTCCTCAGACCTCCTGTACCGGATGCCAGCAATACGCAGAGATTCGAGATCCTCATCGATTTGCATCTTGAGGTTATGGATCCCCTGCTTAAAGTCTGACCCGCAAAGCACCCATTCTTTAAATGACTGAGAAGTCAATGGGGCAGGGTCCGTGACACTCACGTTGATGGGCCAACCAAGGTCCTTCATCAATGCCAAAGAAGCCTCCAGGGTCTCACGATCAGGTCTGAGGGGCCCTCTTGTCCTCACATAAGAAGGTAGTGCCAAGTCAGACACAACAATAGAAGCTGTCATTACCATTGACTTAAAATGTTGGGTGAGGCGAGAAGAGCCTCTTGCAATGGCCAGAGAGTGGTGTTTCTCAAATTCACTATTAACAGACTCGGCCCAAGCAATAAATTTGACAAGAATGGCGACATAAAAAGTCTGCAGCCATTCCCAAGCTTCCTTCCGCTGGCGGGTTATGGCAACAACCTCTCGCAAAAGCCAGTAACAACCTCTAAACAACAAAGGAACCATCACGTCCGGGGGAAGGTGGTAAAGGAAAATGAGGACTGTTACTAAACGCCACCAAAACTTCGTATACCACCAAACCCCTAAAGTTTTTGCCTGTTTAGCGATACGCCAAATGGCAAAGCACGAAAAGACAGCAGATGGCCACTCCGTCATGCCAGCGTGTAGCCAAAGCACAAGCCTTGACCACAAAATGGAACCAAATTGTGCAGCACCTCGCCCCACCATATCCTGCAGTTCCACGGGAAGCTTCAAGGTGTGAGCCCATGCCTGAAGCCAGATGCCTGACTCATCATGACCCATCCAGACAACTTCCCTCATCACGAGCTTAAGCGGGTGGGATGAAAGTGTGCTAACATCCGAAGAAACCCACAAGGCTGCTTCCTCACCCACTGAGTCAATGATCGCCACTTCGCGGGCAAGGCTATCGCGAAAAATGGAGACAAAGATGTAACCAGACAAGGGACCCAGGATCATGATCAAAGCACAACCAACTGGGCCACAAAACCCAACAAAGAAGGCTGGCAGAGCCAGCAATATTCCAAAGCCTCCCCACATGAACAAGAGGGACGCAAAACTAACGAACAAAACCAGGATGACAAGCAGCATCCTCCAAATAAATACATTATACCACATGGCGACCCCTATTTGGGTTTCGGTTCCTCATCAGGCCATGAAAACTGCTTAGGCTAGACTTCAACAAAAGAGAAGCTAGTCTTTAT